CAAATCAGCATAGGTAGTCATATGCAGAAAGACACTATCGCATAACGCAGCATTGTTGCACCCCATAAACCATACGTATCCGATCATCAACGATATAACCAGTGCTATGATTTTCAGTAACACGCTTATCACACTCCCCGTTCTATGCTTCTCTCCAAAAGAGCATTCCTCAGCTGATCTCGAAAGAGTAGCTGCACATCGCTGTCAATCAGGTGGATGTTCCCATTCATCTCCCAATGTGCCTCGATCTCACCAATCATGTCTCGCAGCTGCCAATCCTCAAACTCATCCACGCGCCGCAGGACGAGATTGGACACGAGAGACAGCGCATAGGATTGTCGTGGTAGGGCATACCGAAAGGCGAAGAAGTATAACGTCTGTTCATCGGGTGTGAGTTTTGCCATACGGTCTCCTCCTATACCTGCCGCCCTGTTGCAAGGTCGTATTTTTTGACATCCGTGATGTACTCAACAAACTTCGCACATCCGTGCTTATCCGCCCATGCACGAAATGTTTGTGTGAGCATTTCTGACAGATCGTCGATGTCCTCTTTCGGAAGATCCATGTTCCAGAAGAAGTTGACCTCTATCCCTTCTGCATCCACATCATCGTCAATCTGATCAAGTACAGATTGACCATCTACGCGAAAGTCTAGTACCTCCCCACGTCCAATATTCACCGTATCATCTTCGTCCGTATTCTTCCGCGCATGCTCCAGTGCTTCTTCGATGCTCGAAAAGTACCCTTCTCCACGTTCGCCGTCTTCGCCGAAGCCATAAAAGTACAATCCTTCCCACACTTTTACTCCCCCTCAAAACGGAATGTCCTCATCCGGCACAGGTGTCCCGGGATAGTCGCCCGCGCTCGTTGCACCTGCCTCTGCTCCGCGCGGCTTTGCGCCAAAATCCACCTCACGCGCAACCACCTCGATAATGTTCTTCTTCTCCCCGTTCTGCTCGTATGTGCGCTGCGTGAGTGTTCCCATAACTGTGACCTTCTGCCCCTTCACGAGATTATTTCCGCACGCCTCAGCAAGTTTCTCCCAGCAGGTGACGGGGATGAAATACGTCTTTTTCTTCTCGCCCCATCCGTCGTCAATCGCAAGTGTGAAGCGGCATACCGCCTTCCCGCTCTGTGTGTATCTTACCTCGGGGTCTCGCACAAGGCGCCCGATTCCTACCCATGTGTTCATTTGGATTCCTCCTCTACGGGCTTTCCTGTTTGCAGATCATACAGATGGTCTTTCCCATTCGGGATGTCCACCCAATACTTGATGCCGCGTTTCTTTGCCCATCGCACAAAGGTCTCCGTGAGCATATCGCCCAACGCATCTTTGTCCTCGTGCGACGCATCATCAAGATACCCCTCATAGCATCCGGCACATTCGTCGTCAACCGCCTCTTGCAGGTTCTCGATCACACGGTCGCACCAAATGCTTGGAACAAACCGCTCCGTCTCAGTGACATAGACCGTTTCCGCATCAGGGTCACGCTCCCGCGCCACCGCGATAGCCGCCTCTACACTGTCAAATCCGGTGTAGTATCCCTCGTCACAGAGATGATAGATATATGCGTATTTCTTGCTCATGGTCTCTCCTCCGTCGCATCATCGTCCTCGTAACTCAACCCGAGTGCGTCCATGACTTCATCGTTCTTCACGGTGCAAAATGCCATCATCAGGCGCATGCTCGCATTGATGATATGAGGTTCGTCCCTGTCTCCCATGCGATATAGATTGATGTGACGCATCGCACGGGAAAGGTGTTCGTCGGGCGGAATTGTTTTCCATGTTTCGCCCGGGTGCTTCTTCGCGCCCGCTGTCAGTCCGCAGGCGATTGCATCAACCCACGACGGCGAAATATAGCGGTACTCGTTCTGTTCCTCATCTTGTGGATATTTCTGCTGTTCCATAGTGCTCAATCCTCCAACCTCACAAAATGCACCATCTACTTCACAACGCCGAATCCATAGAGCAGCGTAGCTTTTCGGCGTTTCATTCGTCAAATCTTCGCCGAACCTTGTAAAACCATCTGCGAACCTCGTAGCCTTACAATTCGTCCGCAAGCGAAATCACAATTACCAGCACAAGGAGCAGTGCCAACGTCTCTGCCATAGCGCACCTCACACTTTCAATAACCCGCGCTGCACAGCGACATATTTGCCATAGCTCAGCCCTGCTTTACGTGCAGCGACTGCCTTCTCATCAAGGCTTTTCTGATCTTTCGGCACATGCCTTTCCACATACTCACGTGGAGCATACTCTTTTTTCTCATCGTGCATCAATGCCGTATTACAGGCATTGCACCAACGCGTTCTCCCCTTGGAGGAAAACACCGTGCCGCATCTTGTGCAAATTTTCCTTCCCGCTGCACGGCAGGTAGAGCAGAACTTCGCGCCATTCAGTGCCTCAAACGTCTCGTTGCAAATAAGACACTCTTTCTTCATGTCCTCACGCAACTTTCGCGAACTTGTTGACGAAATAGACTTGACCTTTTCCTGTCACCTTCGGTGTCTTATTGATTGATGTATGTCCGTCCGCATGATGAATCGCCGTCTCTTTGATGGTAAAAAGCCCCATCTCCATTGCCCGCTGTGTCGGCATATTGTAATCCGTCCCCTGTCGCCCAATAAGATAGCCGTTCTCGCGCATCCACTGAAAGAGGCGGTTCTGCCCAATGTCCACGCCGTTCTGTTTGATGATCTTCGCAAGCTCCCCGATGAGGATCGTCGTATGGCTCGCACTCACCGAATCCGCAAAGAGCACCTTCGGGC